CTTGCAAAATAGTGCTGGACATTTGTCCAGTAGTGTGAGATAATAGACGTATCAAAGTGGAGTAGTGCCCTCATGGCACGCGAGGTTTGATCGGTCTGGCTGACGCACAGCCTGGTTCCTACTTGAGGGGGAAAGCTCATGGCGACAGAGGAAGCGGCTCCGGCCGCAGAGGTGGATTTCGACGTTATGTCGATCAGCGAAGCGCTAGTCGGACTGGATCAACCAGCACCGGAAGCGGCTGATCAAAAGACCAACGCCGAAGAAGAAAAGCTCTCTGACAATGACGAGTCGGACGAATCCGAGGCTGAAAAACCCGCAGAGGAGTCCGAAGATGAAGATGCCGAGGACGAAGAGTCCGAGGACGACGACGCCCCGGTGCCGCAGGAGAAGGTCCAGAAGCGGATCGACAAGCTGACGGCAAAGCGCAAGGAAGCCGAGGAAAAGGCGCAGACGCTGGAGACAGAATACAGCGCGGCCAAGACCAAGCTCGCCGAACTAGAGGCGCAGGTCAACGAGGCCAGCCGCCCCGTCCTTCAGCCCTCCGCGGACAACCCGCTGGCTGATGTCGATACCCCGGAAGCGCTCGAGGCTAAGGTCAAAAGCGCGCAGGAAGTCCGGCGATGGGCACTAAAGAACAGCGACGGCGCCACGGTAAAGCGTCCAGACGGCAGCGAGGTCTATGTAGACAGCGATGCCGTCAAAGAATATCTGCTCAAAGCAGACGACGTTCTGACCCTGCACGCCCCCGCGCGCCAGCAATGGCTCGCCCAGCGCCAGCCGGCCGTCGAAGCAGCCAAGTCGTTGTTCCCCGACATCTTCACCAAAGGCACCGCGCTCAACACGGCCTACCAAGCCACCGTGAAGCAAGCGCCCGAGCTGCTCAAGCTACCCCAAGTCGAATACTGGGTCGGCCTCGCCCTCTACGGCGAACAGCAGCTCATGCAAAAGCAAGAAGCCCAAAAAGCCAAAGCCAGCGCCGCCAAGAAAGTCTCGTCAGCAAAATCAGAAGCCAAACTTCCCACACCTGCATCCCCGGTTAGCGCAGCCAAATCTGCCACCAAGACAAGCAGCAAAGACGCTGCAAAACGACTCTACGAACGAGGCGACCGCCAATCGCTGGAAGCCTTCGCCGAGAGTCTTCTTAGCTAACCCAAACAAAGAAAGAATCAACCAATCATGTCTGCTGGAACTATTTTTCCTACAGTAGGTCAACGTGAAGACCTGAGCGACGTAATCACAATCGTCGATGCTAAAAACACGCCCTTCGTTTCGGCCGCCCGCAAAGGCGCCGACATCACCAACGCTGCCGTTTACAGCTTCCAAGCTGACAAATACAACGACCCGTCATTCGACGGCGTCTTGAGCAACTCGGACGTTTCCACGTTCGACGATCCCTCCAAAAACCGCGCCCTCCTGAGCGCCCGCGGGCAGATGTTCCGCCGTGCCGTTAAGGTGGACACGTTCGTCCAAGAGGCCAGCGACATCGCCGGCATCGGCCGTCGCAAGGCGCTTGCGGTCGGCGTCTCCAAGGCTCTTTTGGAAACAAAAAGGGATATGGAGTCCGCCTTCTGTTCCGACCGCGAGTCGCAAGAGCAGAGCGGCGCCAACCCGTATCGCACCCGCGGATTGTTCCGCTGGATCGACACGGCTGCGCAGAGCGACCTCCCGGTTCCTGCGGCCTACCGCACTCCGACCGCCAGCGTTGATACCAACGCCACCCCGACCGAGTCCCAAGTGCAGACGCTCCTCCAGAGCATCTACTCGCAGACCGGCCAGATCGACGACATGGTGCTCCTCTGCGGACCTTCGCTCAAGCGCACCTTCACTGAGTACACTCGTTTCAGCACCGGAGCGACCTCGAACGCCCTCAGCATCCGCACGTTCAACACCTCGGCTGATGCCAAGAAGATCGTCAGCGCTGTGAATGTGTTTGAAGGCGACTTCGGCACGCTCCGTCTGTTGCCCTCGCTGTATCTGCGTCAGAACAACTCCAGCGACACGGCGAAAAACTCGTCCGGCCTCGTGCTCAACATGGACCAGTGCGAAGTCCGCTTCGCCAAGCGTCCGGCCATGCGCGAACTCCCTGACCTCGGCGGCGGCCCCAGGGCGCTGATCGATGCTATCGCTTCGGTCACCTGCTTGGCCCCGCAGTCCCAGGGCAAGTTCACCGCCAACGTGGCGCTCGCAGCCTAATCATTAACAAGGAGAAACTACATTGAAAACATTCGAGCTTCCCTACGAAACCAAAGCAGCGACTGGCTACACGCACAAGATCGTCCTTGATCACACCGATCTGACGACCGCGACTGACAACACGGCGCAGACGATCACCCTGATCACCCTGCCCGCCGACACCATCATCAAGGATGCGGCGACCCATCTGGTCACCTCGTTCCAGTTGACCGGCACAACCGCCTACAACAGCAACACGATCCAAGTCGGCGTTTCTGGCACAACCGATCAGTTGATCGCTTCGCAGCAGATCAACACGAACGGCACGCCGGTCACGTCCCGCCGCTTCGCCGCCGACAATCCGATTGGCTACACGGCGAGCACCCCGATCATTGCGACCGTTGCTTCGATGGCGTCTTACGACCTGCTCGAGCTGAATGCTGGAGAAATCCACATTTTCCTCGCGGTCGTGGATCTTAACAAGCTCTAAGTCAGACCAAGTCTTGAATCACCTGCGGCGTCTCCGGGCGCCGCAGCTTTCAGGATGGCCGACTCACTCTGGACCGGCATCGCCAACGACCTGGGCGATGAGATGGCCCACCTCGTCAAAGAGGAACTCCTTACAGGTTGGAACGTCAAAGCCGTCATGGCCGGCCTTGAGCAGCAGCGCATCGCGCAGGCCAACGAGCGCCTTGAGCAATGCGCCGTTGAAGGCATCGGCCAGCACACCATGAGCATCGACGCCGATGTCTACTGGGCTTGGGAAAAAACCGAACCCGGTTGCTGGGCCGACAAAGGCTGGCGCGATGACTTCAAAAAGCGCCACCCCGAGACCGCCGTCCACTACACCCCGCGCCGCACCACGGTGCTTGTCCCTTAAATGATCAAAGCACCCGACCGCGAAAAAATCTCCGAGATCCTCTCGGACATCGATGAAGCTGACGCCGATGGCAGCGGCTACGTCCAGCGAAAATTAAGGAACTGGAACACCAGATTTTGCATCTGGGCCGGCCAGACCGACGACGGTCGCAAACACCAAGAAGCCCTCGGCAAGCGCCCATTCCCTTGGGACAAAAGTTTAGATTCTCGCGTTCGCTTGGCCGACACCATTTGCCGGGATCACATTGCGATGCTCACGAACGCCTTCTTCAAGGCGCGCGTCCAGGTCCAGCCCGTCGAGTCCATGGACATCGACAAGCGCAGCGCCGCGGAGTCCGTCCTTAAGTGGCTCCTCTTCCAGCACGTCTTGGATGACCTCCGGCGCGAAGTGCAGCTCGCCGCCAACTTCCGCGAGACCTACGGCCTCGCCGTCATGGCTGTTGATTGGATCAAGACCACCCGCACCGAGATCAAGAGCTTCAGCATGGAGGACGCCATGATGATGCTGCAGGAGTCCCAAGATCCCAACCTGCAAGCCCTCCTTGAAGTCGTCCTTGACCCGGAGCAGGAAGAACTCGCCGCCCAGCTCATGGGCGAAGTGATCCCAGAGCTAGGCACCACCGCCAAAGTCCGCCAGTTCCGCGAGAAAGGCTTCGTCGAATGGGAGCAGCCCTACGTCTTTGAAAGCCGGCCCCAGTGGACCGCCCTAGAGCCTTGGGAGGACATCATCTTCCCCGCCCAGACCTACTCATTACAGCGTGCCGCGTTCGTTGCCCGACGCGAGCTAATGACCGAACCGGAGTTGCGCGAGCGTGCCGCTGTTGAGGGTTGGGACGACAAATGGGTCGAGCAAGTCGTGGAGAAGAAGGGCGACATCCGCCGCATCTCGCTGAACCTCCACCGCAGCGACCAGTTTCTCTACGACCACCAGCGCGACATGATCGAGATCTGGCACGTCTACAGGAAGGAGCACGACGACCGCACCAAGGCGATGCGCGTCACCCGCACCGTCCTCAGCTACCACGTCCCGGATCGCACCGCCGTCCACGACATTTTACCCTACGCCCACGCGCTCTATCCCTTCGTCGAGCTGCCCCGCGAGCGCGCCTCACGCCCCATCTTGGAGTCCCGCGGCGTGCCGGAGATCGTCCAGACCGCCCAGGAAGAGGTCAAAATCCAACGCGACATGCGAGGCGACCGCGCCAGCATCGTCACCTTGCCTCCGCTCAAAACGCCCGCCGCGCGCGGCAAGATGGACCTCATCATGGGACCGGGCGTGCAGATCCCCGAGCGCCGCCCCGGCGAGATCTCTTGGATGAACCCGCCGCAGCCCGACGCCGGCAGCATCGAAGTCGAAATGTCCATCCGTAACGATGTGGACAACTACTTCGGCCGCATCAGCGAGGCCGTCCCGCCGCAACGCTACATGCTGCACACCCAGGAGCTGGTCGATAGCTGGCTCTTGGATATGAAGCTCTGCCTCGTCCAGACGCTCGCCCTCTGCCAGCAGTATATGACGCCGGAAGAAGTTGCCCGCGTCACCGGCAACCCCAATCTCCCGCTCACCGCCAGCCCCGCCGATATCCGCGGCCGCTTCGACGTGACCTGCGAGTTCGACGCCCGGCTGCTCGATTCCGAAGCCCTCGGCGCCAAGTTAGACTACTTGGCCAAAGTCTTGGTTCCCTTGGACAGCTTCGGCGTCATAGACCGCGCCGGCCTTGTGAAATACATGTTTCAGGCGGTTGATCCCAACCTCGCCGGAATCCTCGTCCAAGACATCGGCCAAGCCACCGCCGCCGAGCAAGAAGACGAGCAAGGAGCCTTCGCAAAAATCGCCGCAGGCACCGAACCGCCGCTCAAAGAAGGCGGCCAAAACGCCCAAGTCCGCCTGCAAACCTTGCAGACCATCATTCAGTCGAATCCCGCCGTCCAGCAGCGGTATCAGCAGGACGAAATCTTCCGCAGCATGATCGACGCGAGAGCACAAGCCTTCCAGTTCCAGTTGCAGCAGCAGCAAAACGCCGTCATCGGCCGCACCGGCGCCCAGCCCGCGCTGCAAAAGATGGCCCAAGACCAGCAACTCGGCATGACCGCCGCACCCGCCGCCTAACCCATGCATCCCAACGTCTCAGTCAGAAACATCGCCGGTCTAAATATTCCCCAGCATAACGCCGTCGAGCTGAATTACGTCTCAACCACCAACAACCTCGCCACGGTGGTCTACAAGGAAGGCGCCCAAACGGTCGCCACGCTCACCTTCACCTACGTTGGCGGCACGCCGTCCAGCGATGACGCAAAGATCGCCACAGTGACCCGCAGCTAATGGCTATCAAGTTCAACCCGCTGACAGGCAACTTCGACTTCACCGGTTCTGGTGGAGGCGGCGGATCGTCGTATATTGACGGCGAGGTGCAGAACTTCAGCGCCCTCCCGCAGACCATCGGCTCGCCCGCCGTTGACAGCGCGTATCTCGTCCGCGAAGCCGAAGGCACTTGGCTCCTCGCCCGCAAACCGGCTGGCATCTACATCCGCACCGCCAACACCGGCGTCCGCGCCGACGACTGGACGCATGCTGGCGCCTTCCCCGATGTCTTCAACGACGCCAACTTCCTCCTCTACGACAGCGGCGACAGCTCCAAAAATTTAGCCTTCCAACTCAGCGGCATCACCACCGGCACCACCCGCACGCTGACCGTGCCAGATGCGTCGGGAACCTTGGCCCTATCTCCTGCCGAAACATTATACAACATAACCGCCACAAGCATCGGCTCCCCGCAGCAGATTGATTTAAGTGCCTCCCCCTTTACTGAAGCAACTGAGGTTCGCTCTGTTTTGAATAACAGCACTGGGATTGTCTATGTTCAGATATTGCTGCCCATTGATTCGCCCACAATCGTTCCCAAGTTTCGTTTTTACGGCCAGATTTCCGGCGCTGGAGACATTCTAAACATTCAGCTTATTCGTGACAGCGTTGTCGTGTTCCCCGCAAGCGGAAGCGGGTATGAGGAACTGGAAAATGGCGAAACGCTGGAAGTAGTGTGGAATGGCACTTCCTACGGTCTAACCCCAAATGCGCCGTTTATGCGGCGTATCACGCTGCCCAACGCCTCTGGCACCATCGCGCTGACCTCCGACATCCCCAAAAACCTCTGGATTCCCGCCAGCGCATGGATTCCCAAGAGCACCGCAGGCTGCGGTGTGGATTCCCGCGAAACCACGACCAACGACCAGAACTTTGACGAGTTGCTTTTCGACGCTGGCACCGACGAATTTGCTGATGCGCTGGTAGTGATGCCTTCCAATTATAACAATAGCACCGTCACGGCCCGCTTTTACTGGACGGCCTCTGCGGCTGGCGATGGCACCGACGATGTTGTCTGGGGCATAAGCGGCCTTGCCTACGCCAACGACGATGCGCTCGACACCGCGACAGGCACCCCGCAGACCGTGACCGACACGCTGCTGGCCACGAACGATATGCACGTTTCTGCGGCGACCAGTGCCGTGACCATCGGCGGAACGCCCGCCGCCAACAAACCGATCCAGTTCACGGTCTCTCGCGACGCTGATGCGGCAGGCGACACTTACGGCGGAGACGCCCGCCTGCTGGGTGTGGAGATCATCTTCAACTGAACATGAGACGCCGCCACCGTCATCTTAATCAGCGAGACGCAGGGGCCGTGCTGGTCTTGGACTCCCGCCGCATCAGCGGACTCTCGGACGGAAATGCAGTGTCGCAATGGGATGACGCCAGCCGCAGCGGATGGAACGTGACGCAGGCCACAGGTGCCTTGCAACCACTATACAAAACCGCCATCCAAGGCGGGCAACCCGTTGTGCGCTTTGACGGGTCGAACGCCACCAACGCGGGCGACAGGCTCATTAGCAGCAGCGTCTCAGTGTCGCAGCCATACAGCTACGTCATCGTGCTTCAAGTTAGTAGTTCCGACACAAACGGTGCCACCATTTTTGATTCATACAATTCCACGCAAAGCATTGTCTATCGCGGAACAACGAGCGATAGCGCCAACAAGTTTGTTATGAACTCTGGAGACATTCGCCATGAGTTTGCCGACAGCAACACCAACTGGAATGTGGCCGCAGGGGGATTTGATGGCGGCCCGCGCTTTGGCGCTCTGAACGGCACCAAAACAACCACGGCCACCAACACGACTTCAAACGGCCTGTCGGGATTATCGGTCGGAAACATTCGCGGCAACCCCACGCCAGTGATTGCGAATTACTCATTGAACGGCGACATCGGTCTGATTGCCATCATCTCTTCTGCGGTGGCCGACCCACTCCGCAAGCGCCTCGAACACGCCGCCGCCTACTCCTTCAAAATCGCCTGCAACTAACCGCCACCAAGCCAATGACCACCAATCTCCGCTACGACAACCAGACCCGCACCGAAACCGACGAAACGGTCATCGCCACGCTGGTCCGCAAGGGGTGGGAAGTGTTTACGCCCGAACCAGTGGTCGAAGTGCCGCCGACCTACACCGCCGCCGAGTGGGTAGACCAGCAGGGATTCGCGGGCAACCGCAGCACGACCATGCTTTACCTCAAGCTGAAACTCGACGCGGCAGGCAAGTCCTCGGCCAAGCTGGCGAGCGTGCAGGCGTGGTTGGATGCGCTGATTGTGGCGGGCGTGACGCAGCCAGACCTTAAGCGCGGGGACTGGGATGCCAGTCCGTATGCGTTTGAGGAGGCGTCGGGGGAGGCTTTGGCAATTTTGGCAGCACCATGAGAACCGTAACTCTCCAGTCCATCCTCCTCCGCGCATGGCAACGTGTCGGCAATGACGCCAGCGACATCGCCAACGTGCCCACCGGCGCCCGCACCATGCTCGTTGCCGCCGCCAACGAACGCATCGCCGACTGCTGGGAGTGGGCCGATTGGCCGGAGCTTATGCGCGTTGAAAGCCGCACCGTCGAAGGCAACGACACGACCGGCTACTTCATCCCCTACGAGCAGAGCGGCCAGACCGCCATGGGCGAGGTCTTTTCTGTCATGAGGGACAATCCGGCAACTAACGTCTACCCGAGAGAGATCGGCTACACGCTGCTCGGAGACAACATCAGATTCCCCGAAGACAGCGACTTGCCGACCAGTGTGTGGGTCCGCTACCGCATCCGCCCGACCGAATACAGCGTCAGCAACCTCACCGCGACAGTGCCCAGCGTCATCGCAAAAGC